CCGAAACGCATTTCAGTTGCAACTGGTGTTGTCCACATAATATTTTTCCTTTAAATTTAATACACACCGTGTGTATAACTACATATTACTCCGAAGATTTGCCTGTGGAATACGTAAAACCATGAATAGCAGGTAAAGAAAAACCCAGCCGAAACTGGGTTTAACTTAGTACATTTTTTCCAACCGCAATTAAGCGCCTGGTGAACCCCACATACCGAGAGGATCTGACCAACCAAATGAATAACGCTCACGAGCTTTGTATCTAACATTGCCTGTGTCAAAATCGCCATCCATAGAAGTAGATAACGGAGTACGCACAAAGTGTTTCATGCCGTTAGGTACATCAGTTGTTAAGAAGTATGCATCGCTGTCTGTTAAGAAGTGGTTAACTGTGTAACCTTCTGGAATTGAACCATTATTCTTAATAGCATTGATATCATTGTCAGCTGTAGAAACACGAAGTTCAGTTTCAAGCAAACGAGTTGCAACGAACTGATTACCTGGTGGAACTACTAACTTACGTGGTTGAGCAGCGATTAAAAGGCCACGCTCATCTGTCCATGCAGCGATTTGAATAACAGCATTTTCTAGTGCTGTTTCGTTCAAGTCTGTTGCAGTTGATTGAGTGTTGCTGTTTGTACCGCCAGACACCAGAGGGTGGGCTGTAGAGCACAAAGATACGCCGTCGCCGTAGGTTACGGAAGCGCTAAAGGCATTGTTCAGAACGTATGCTGCTTTAACTTGCTTTGTGTAAGCCATTCCGCGAGCCAAGGCTTTTGTGTAACGGCTAGACAAGCTGTCGTACAAGTTATCTTCCACAGCCTCTTCCGTAATGGCAAAACCCATTGCGATAGTTTCGTGGTTGTAACGTGCTGTGTAGGCTTCTTGTGCGTTGTCGTAAGCGATGGCTGAGCCTTCGTTCTTGACTGGAGCAGCGGAGAAACCAGACAGTTTTGTCTCTTCTTCAAAAGAACGCTCAGAGGTTTCTGTTTCGTAGATCTCTTTATGCTCTTCGCCGTAGCGGGCATACTCAAGACCGAACAAAGCGTTCAAGCCGGGCAGGAGTTCTTTCAGTAATTGTGCGCGTGAAATTGCCATGATCTACTCCTTAAATGCCAGTGGCGTTGTAATACGAGTGATAACCGAAGTTGAATTTCACGATGAATTCAACAAAGTTACCAGACGAGTTAGCTGTGTCGGGCACTACGTCCACGACGCGCAAAGGCAAGCTAGTAGTTGTACCAGCGATATAAATGCCAACGCGTGAGTCGCCGCTAGTTGTGGAACCAGTGTTCAGAACCAGACGGCAGTTGTTACCAATAGCAGTCAGGCCCAAATAAGCTGGCAACAAACCAGATGTATCGTCATTAACAGTAGTTCCAGTTACGTTCACTGCTTTAAACAGTGTGTCAGGATCGTCACAAACGATAGCCTGAGCGTCAGAAGCTACAGTACCGGAGGGCCAGTATTGTGCAAAAATCTTCTGATTTGTAGCTGGGTTTGTGTATGAACAGCCCAAGAAAACTCCAACTGTACCAGCCAGAGGGGAAGCGTCAGCAGCGAGTGCGGAAACAGCAACTGTACCAGCAGAGGTCAATGTAACAATATCACCATAAAAGATATTGGCAGCATAACCAGATGCAATAGAAAAGTTGCGAGTTGATCCAGCAAACACCTGACCACCGATCAAATTGATCGGCTTAAGCCCGTAAGGGGCGTTAACGGTAGGATAAGCCATATTTAACTCCTAAATTTAAAAACCTTTACCGAAAGTGACCTTCGATGACCGCTCTTTAAAGAGAGGCATACGAGGATCATTCTCGCGCATGAATGTGTTGTCTACGGAATTCATTTGATCGCTTGCCTGTTTCAGGTAATAAGCATCACGGTCCCGTGTGAACTCGATAGGGGTTTTGCAAAGCAACAATCCACCAACCTCAATACTGTCAGGGAATCGGGTAGATTCGCCCATCAATTGTATTTCTGGATGCTGAGATGCTTTTACGGGCTCCCATCCTTCACGAAGTTTTGAAGAAACATTGGTTGCGTCTGCCATTCCCATAGTACTCAATCGAATCCAGCGAAACGCATAACCTTCTTCCGGGTACGGTTCAGGTAGAAGCTGGGCGGGCATCCAACGGGTTGGACGCGCATGTTTTTCACGAGTATCTAGTTCGCGGGTTTCGCGAGCGGTTTTAGTTTGTTCAGCCATGTTTATTTCCTCATCTCTTCAGCAACTTTTTTGGCGTAAAGTTCCAATGGAACTCCAAGCCGCTTAGCAATTTCCACCTGCGATTTAGTAAGTACGACTTTTCTTGGCGCTGTACTACGAGTCGCTGGTGCTACAACGTTTGATTTTTTCGGAGTATAAGCATCCGGATTCTCAGACTCAAACACATCTGGGAATCTCTTTTGGACGTCGGAGTCAATACGTTTATAGTATTGTTCGCTTCCGACAGAAATTCCTTCTGCAACAAGATCTTCATGAAGGCCCAAAGCATAGGCCGTCATACCTCGATTTGATCCAAACCACTGATTTTTATCCTGCCACGCACGTAGTTTTGGATCTACCTCTTGCCGCGTTTGTGGTATTTGTACATTATTTTCTTCAGTTTGTAAAGGGGCTGGCTTGAAATTATTAACTTTTTCAGATTTAAACTTGATAGAAGTTAATTCTTCTTGTGCATTTACCAACGCATCCGAGTCTCCGGACTCATATGCTTCCTTATATTTCCTCTTGGCTTGCTCTAATTCGTTGGCAACAACTTTCTTAGCTTGCTCCAATAAAGCAGATTGACCTTGAGATAAAGAACCTTGAAGTTTTTTGTTTTCCTCAATGACGGATTGGGCTAATTTAACAGCCTCCTCCCGCTCGCGGAAAGCCTTTTCCTTTTCCCTTCTTTCCTCGTGGTAACCTTTTGAAAGGTGCTTAATACGTTTCTGTACACTTTCTTCGTACTTATTAAGCTCTTCGTCGGTCACCTCTTTGGGAGGTTCGTCCATTGGCTTGCGGTTACGGTCCTCTATAGGGGTGTCGTCCACAACTTCAATTTCTGGCTCTTCAACTTCTATAACTTTGCCGCCTTCGCGGGGGTTTTCCTGAGCCTCGTCAGGAAATTCAAATTCAACTTTTTCCATATTGACTCCTTATACTCGGCTAATACCACGTGGATCTTGCACGGTAGCCTCAATGGAGTCGTCGCTGATTAGGCGGAACTCACGGCCATGAATTTTCATGCGGGTTCCAGTATTAGGTCTAACCAATACGAAGTCTCCTGATTTACATGATGGGCCAGACGGGAATCGCTTCTCATCCTTAAATGCATCTGGGCCAATCTTGACCACAAATAACACGGGGCTTAACAGTTCTTCAAATTGAATTGTTTTACCCGCTTTTACTAAACCACTTTCATATTCTTCTTCTGCTTCGGGAAGCATACATAGAACATGGTAAGTTTGCGGATCCGGTAACTGACGCGCTTTTTCTTCGGCTGTTTCAGGTAACACGGATACTGGTCCTTGCGGATCCAGAGTTTGGCCTATCAATAATTCACTCATCTTCGTACTCTTTCATTTTTTGCAGTAGGTCATTAATCTCTGATTGTGCGGTCAACAACCCACGTAAAACGCCGCACACCTCTTTGTAGTGATCGTAGGATTTAGCCCCACCATCACCCAAAAACTCAATCAACTCTTGTCGTCTCTCTTCTAATTTTGAATTTAGAAGTTTCAATACTTTAGGGTCCATTCATTCTCCTTAAGGTAAATTTCTAGCCATTTCAAACTGTGCCTTCTGCTGAAGTTCTTGAGCTTTCAATTGAAGTTCAGCCTGTTTAATCTGCAACTCGCCCTGAACCTTTTGTGCTTGGGTTTGAGCTTCTTGCTGTTTAATCTGAAGCTCTGCCTGTTGCATTTGGATAATCGGATCTTGAGCCTGTTGTTGGGCTTGCTGTTGGGCTTGTTGGCCTTGGTGCATCTGCAACAATTGAACGGATGCTTGAGCCACCAGCTTAGACAGTTGAACTTCAACGTCCTCTTTCAGTTCCGCGTTGGGTGCGGGTAGGGTGGCTCCCAATCTTTCTTCCACTTGTTTCCTATATTGGAAAGCCAAGTGCTCTGCTACGTGAGCCATGATTGCGCCCTGCATCTGTTGGGCCATTGGGTTCTGACCAATCTGCGCCATGATCAGGGGGTCTTTCATCATGGATGTATGAACCGCGATATGGGCGTCGTGGTCTTGGTAGATAAACGCTTTAGTAGGTTTACCCGTCAGGAATGCCATGTTCTCGCTAATTGGATCTCGGGGGGTCATGTCGTCCTCAATCGGGACCAGTTTCTCCGCGTTCTTAATTCCCAATACGTCAATCATCTGACGGTGCAGTTGGGGTAAGTCGTAGATCTGCGGAGCGCCTTGAGCCAACTGGATAACAGCTTGGTACTGCATGATCCGCTGGGCCATCGTCGCGGAGTTGGGATCGGACACGGGGATAACATCCACCATGTCGTAGTCCATTTGCTTGGCTCTTCTTTCCCCTTCGGCGGGGTCGTACTCATAGGATCCTTCGGTGTGGTCCCTAATAATGTCTTTGAGTAATTTAAACTCCTGCTTCATGGAGTTATGGACACGGGCCTGTACCGCCGACATGGTTTTAAGCTGTCTCTCCAACAAAGCCAGCGTAGTTCCCACTGGTGCGTTGGCCGACATGTCGGATATCTTCATATCCGCTATAGAACCAAGCCTTCTTCCCTCTTCCGTGATCTTTTCAAGGAGCAGCGCCAGAACTTGTGACGGCTCTTTATAGGGAAGGGGCATAATGTTGTCCCGAATCGACCCACTCGGCACGTCCACATCCCTGAATTCGCCGGGAGCAATAGGTGTGTCGTCGCCTTTTGTCCTCAATCCACGGGATTTCAGTCCGCCGGGGAGATTAGATAGAGTGCCCGCGTCAACAAGTTGGCGGATAAGCATCGTTGCTGATTTAGCATATCCACCGATAAGGTGTATGAGACCATATCCGTAGAATCCAAATCCGGGGATGTATTGGTAGTGGACAAAGTGCTGTCGCTTAATGTTGAGGATGTCGTCTTCATACCAGTTCCTTCTGATGGCTAGGATTTCTCCTGTGCCTTTTTCAATGGTTACGACGTAGGGTAATGCAATTCCAGTCTCTTCGCCATCCTCGTTTTTATGCTCAAAACCCTTAATATCTAAGTTGACATGCATCTCAAGGATACGGAAGCGGTCGTCCTGAATAGCCGACATACCCTGCTCTTCGGCCTTTTGCTTCTCAATATCATCCAACTCATAGGATGGGTCACCTAATTCAACATCCCGATAGAACCCTGCTTCCTGAAGTTTTAGAACCTCGTTCTTGGTCTTGCGCATTACGTGGGTGACACGCTCTGAGTCCTCAATAGAGGACGCGCCATAAGGAACAACGATGTCTTCTGCTGGAATGAACACGGCTACTTGGCGGCCTTTACTAGGGTCAAAGTAGACCTTCTTGAATGCGCTTCCCGTTATAGGAAGAGACCAAAGGAGCTTTTCATGCTCTGGACGGTATTCCGTCATTACTTCCGTTAACTGGTAATTCATGTCCTGCTGGACACGGACAGAGGATTCTTCCTTCTCATGCGTCTCTTTACCAATAATCTGCGTTTTGACTGGACCAGCCGCAGGGAATGTTTCCATGATTCCTTCGGCTTGGAAACGGACTACTGACTCCGTGAGCATAGGATGAAATACACCGCAGGCTCCTTGCCAAGGTTCTGTACGTTCTTCATACTTTAGGCCTAGGAGTTTTAAACCGTCTACATACGTCTGTACCCAGTCTTTGCGGTCGCCTTGGTCTTTTTCAAAATCATCTAAAAGGTCTGAGCTTATAGAAGACAGAACGCCATCATCAATAAAATCGGCTAGATTGGCATCAAAGTCTTCTGCGGTATCCCGCTGGGGTTTCAAG